TCATTTTTTATTTTACATTTAAAGAATAATTTGTTTCTTTTTTAAAAGCTGTTTGTTCAGTTTCATATAGCTCTTTATTCACTTCTATTGATTTTATTTCTAATTTCTTTTGTACCCATTCGGGTAGATTTTGAAACTCTTCAAATGTAAATTTTGCCTCTTTTGTTTTATATTCTTTGTATCTATCAAGTACTTCTTCGGGATTTGGTTTTATTGTTTTAGTAGATTTTCTCAAAAACAATATACCGACAGATGTTTTTATTCCATTTGATTGACCTGATTCTATCCCAATTGCTAACATTGTTTCAACAACCATTTTATTAAATTTATCAAAACGACTTTTATACAATTCTTTTAATTTTTTTAATCTTGCAATTTCCAAATCAATAGTTCCTTCGATTTTGTTTGCTCCTGTTCCTTTTCCTAAAAAATTTACAAAATTGTTGTAAATATATATTAGAGAAGAACTTTTATCTGTTAATTCTATTTCAAGCATTTCCCTAGTATCATTTAAAGTTTCTTCATCTATTTCATCCGCTAAAAAAGCTCTTTCAATTTCTTTACCACCTTGTGTTAATTCATACATTTTCATATTATATCACTCCTATTATTTTTTATTTGTTAAAATTAAAATGGAAATTTATCGTCATCATTATATTGTTTTTTAGAATCCTCATTTTGTGAATTATTATTATTGCTTTCTAAAAATTCAAACTTATCAACAATAATATCAGTTTTCCACACTGTATTTCCATTTTTGTCATAATTACTCACATTTATTCTTCCTTGTATAGCTATTCTTTGCCCTTTTTTAAAGTATTCAGCAATAGTTTCTGCTCTTTTTTCCCATGCAATACAATTGATAAAGTCAGCTTCTTCTCTATTAAATTCTCTTTTTACAGCTAATGTAAATTTAGTTACTGCTTTTCCATTGCTAGTGTATTGTAATTCTGGATCTTTTACCATTCTTCCCATTAGTATTGCTATATTCATAGTTACGCTCCTTTTTTCTCTAATTCTTTAATTTTTGAATACAAACTGAGTATTTCTTTATTATTCAATTTGTTTATATTATCAACTTCGTGTATTTTAAAGAAATCATCAATTGTTTTTTGATATTTTGAAGTCATCTTAGAAATTAAATTAGTTGCAATTTTTACTTTTTCTTCTTCTGATAATTCTTTTTTAGTTTCTTTTTGTTTAGAATTTTTATTGTTAGCAATGTCATTATTATTTATTGCATCAATAATATCATTTTCAGTTATGCTAAAAGCATTCATATACAAGTATCTTTTATAGTATGTACTTAATGCTCCTAAATATTGTATTTTTTGCATAATAGGACTTCCTTTTGTTGAAATAGGAACATCAAACATTACAAAAGGTATCATATATTCATTCACTTCATCTTTATATATTAATTTCAATGTAGCAAATTCATTATTTATTGAAAAAACATCATTTACTTCTTCTTCAGCCATTAGTTTAATTAGCGATGGTAAAAAATCTTTTAGTTCAAAGTATTCAAATTTATTACCATATTCATTTCTTCCTGTTTTTTCTATTTTACTTTCGTAAAATTTATTTTTTATTTTTATAATTTTTTCATTAAGCATTTTTTTTACCGCCTTTCAATTCTTTAACTATTCCTGGAAATATCCAAAATAATAACCAGCACATAAAAGGTACGAGCATTTCTCCGCCACCAATTATTCCTAAAAATTTTCCACGCTCTATCTCAGCATATTTATATGCTGCAATAGTTAAGATTATAGTCAAAGTTATTTTGATTATGTTTTTCATTTCTATTCCTCCTGTAATTTATTTATTTAATTCTATTTCGCCACGATATTGCTCATATCCGAGCTTGAAAGCGGCTATATAAAAATCTTTTTCATTTTTAAAATTTTCTTTTTTTTGTTCAGTTATAACTTCTAAAAAAATTGAAGCGTGTTCTTGTGTTTCAAACACAGCTATAACTTCTCCTTTTTTTTCAATCCAGTGTTTCATTATCATTGCTATTCCTCCTAAATTTTTTTATTAATATCTTATCCAAACCCACTGCAATACAATGAGCTTGGTAAAACATCAACTATTCTAATTCAATTAATTGTTCTATTATGTATTTACATTCGTTTTCTACAAAATCTATATTTTTAGTTTCGTAATTGTCAAAGTAATGGGCTGTGTCAAATCCAATCCACTCTTTCAATTTTACATATCCGTTTACGTGATAGTAAGGTGCAAGCTCTACTTCTGTAATCACGTATTTATAATTTTTATATATTCCTTTTTTTGCAATTTTAAATCCCATTTATGCTCTCCTTAAAAATTTATTTCTTAAATAATTTCTTAATTCTGTTTTTCAATTTCTTAGCTTCTCTTTCCTTTTTCACTTTTCTTTCATTGTCGTTAACTAATGCTAATAAGCTAAAATCATGTTTCATTTCAATTCCTCCTAAAATAAACTTAATTGTTTCATTTCTTCTTCTTTTAACATTTCAGTAGTAGCTTTTTTGTAAAACTCTTTCTCTACTTCAAATCCGTAAGAATTCCTTTTTAATTCTCTAGCTGCTCTTAATGTACTTCCACTTCCAGCCACTGGATCAATTACTGTATCGCCTGGATCTGTAAATATTTTTATTAAAGTTTTTAACAAAGATATTGGTTTTTGAGTAGGATGTACCTTTGGATATTTTGATTTTGGATCAGGCTTCCACTCGAACCAATTGAGAATCATTTTGCCGTTGTTATTAAATTTTGGCAATTTATCTCTATAAAAAACTAGCGCATATTCTGTAGCTCCAACAATTTTCATGTTAGCTTTTAACACTTGTGAACTACTGTGCTTTATGAATACAAGCGGATAATAATTATAAAATCCGTGTTTCTTAGCATATTTCACAAGCATATCAATTTGTTGGAATGCGCAGAATATTATCATTGCTGGTGCTTTCCCACGCTCTTTCGGCTCTTTTATTAATAATTTCGAGCAAAAGTGCATGTACTCTGCAAGATTAAAATTCACATCAGTTTTAAAGAAACTTGAGTTTGCTTTTTTGCTTTCGCCTTTTTTGTTATCTCCGTCAACGTACCATTCTGGGTTACTTGCAAAAGCATTATTACCTAAATTGTATGGAATATCTGCTATTACAAGTTGAGCTTTTTTCGGTATATGATATTTTTTATAATTCTGAAAATTATCATTGTAAAGTTCACAACGAATTTTCTTAGTAAAATATTTATTATTTTCCATATTTCCTCCATTTTTAAAAATTTAATAGTGCCGTCTGCCTAGATTAAACGTATTAAATTAAATATTATAGGAGAGACTACCGTGTGTAGTAGTAAATCAATAGCTAACAAACGGCACAATCAAATCTTTAAATTGTGTTTTATAGACTTTAGCACCTGTCTTTTTTATTTAATCTTTATTTCTATAATACTCAACAATTTTTATTTCTTCGTTACAAATGTTTTTTATTAGTATTTCTTGAACCATTTTTGGAACTATTTGATAATCATTACTCATGTTATATTTAAACCAATCAAAATTATTTGCTCCGCTGGCTTTTCTACCATTTATGTACAATTGAAAATATTCGTTATAATACGAGTTATATGGAGCATTTGGATCTTCTTCATTATCAAAAATATCAATGTGTTCTACAACATAACTTCTTCCTTTGTGCTCAACAGCGATTGCTAAATCAACAATTTCTTCTTTTATTTTTTCTTGATCCAAAAATTGTTTTGCTTTTTTATCACTTCTTTAGTTGAATATCCGTCTAATATACACTCCATAAGCCACTTATTTAGCCAATCTTGAGTGTATTCTATTCATTTTTAACTCTTCGTTGTCAATCAAATCAAATATTATATTTCTTATTTCTTTTTCTAGATCTGTCATTTTTATCACATCCCTTTATTTTGTAACACTTTCGTTACAAATTAATCTTTAAAAAAAGTAGCTTTGTTTCTACTACAAGATTATTATAGCACACTTGTAACAAAAATGCAACACTTTTTTGTAACAAATTTGTTACTTTTTTATAAAAATGTGGTAAAATTGTATTAATAAAGTAGGAGGAAACACTTATGGAGTTAGGGGAATTATTAAAAAATCAAAGAGAGCGAAGAAATCTAACATTGAGACAAGTAGAAAATAAATTGAAAAGTAAAAATATTAATTATAGTCATACAAGTATAAAAAGATTGGAAAATGGCGAACACGAAAAAGTTCCAATTAAAGTTTTGTCAGCTTTAGCAGAAATATTTAATTTAGATAAAATAGAATTATTTAATTTAGCTGGGGCCTCTTTAGATAAGACAAATGACGACAGGGTTTTTCGATTAAATAAAAAAGAAAAAGTTCAGTTAGATGAAGTCATGAGCAGTGCGGATTATTTTTTTAACGACAAAAATGTAAGTGACGAGGACAAAAAGAAATTGTACGATAGTTTGCAAGAACTATATTTTGACGCAAAAATGAAAAATAAAAGAAAAAAATAGAGGTTCTTATGAAAAAAAATATAAAATTAAGAGTCAATAATTTGATAAGGAAATACAATACTAAAAATCCTTATGAATTATGTTCAAAAATGAATATAAATATTTTTTATATGGAGCTTGGAGAAATAAAAGGATATTATAAAAAAGTATTAAAAAATAAATATATAGTTATAAATGATAATTTGGATGATTATTCTAAAAAGATAGTTTTGTGTCACGAAATGGGACATGCTATTTTACATTGCAATAAAAAAATAAATTTTATGAAAAATAATTTTTTATACTATTCTAATGAGTTAGAAAATGAGGCAAACGAATTTGCTGCCGAATTGTTATCAAGGCAATATGAGATATTGACTGATGAATTAATAAAAGAATGTAGGTTAGGAATCACTTTTTTAGAGGAAATAAAAAAACTCTTAGAAAAGAAATAAATATAACGAGTAATTGGTGGGGATAATTTTGGTTTTTAAATATCAAATTAGGAGGAATCAAAAATGAAAAAATTACTAGTAGTTTTGACATTAGCATTTATTAGTGCTAACACATTAGCGGAAACATTGCATTTTAAAAATTGTAAGGAAGCTAGAGCGAAAGGGTATAAAAATATCAAAAAGGGTGAGCCTGGTTATGCAAGACATTTAGACAGGGATAGAGATGGAATAGCTTGTGAAAGCAAATAATTTTTTAAAAACAGAAATTGCTAAAAAAATCATTCATATATTTTTACCAATTTTTGCTGGTTCAATGATTTATATATTATTTCGAGAAGAAAATTTACTGATGTTTAAATGGTTTAAAATTTTGAAATTGAATTTTATAATAAATTTTTTGAGATATAATTTTTATAAATATAGAATATATGTTCCACAAAGTGTCTTATTTTCTTTACCTGATGCTTTTTGGGTATATTCATTTACAATGTTTTTGAGTATTTATTTTAAAAATAGAATTATACTTTCATCAATTTTTGTTGGAAGTATAATAATAGAAATATTACAACTTTGGTTTATAACAGGGACATTTGATATATATGATGTCATATATATGTTTGCGTTGTATTTAATTGCAATGTATTTTATAAAAAATAAGGAGAAAAAAATATGAAAAAGAAAACAGGATTAATAATCGGATGTGTTTTATTTGTAATTTTAGCAGTTGGAAGTGTTTCAAGTGGTGAAAAAGATAATGTAAAAGTAAACAGCAAACAAACACAATCTTCTAAAGAAGCTTCTGAAAAACAGTCGCAACAAGAAGAAAAAAAAGAATATGAAATATCTGGGGCTAAAACAAAATCAGATCAATTTGCTACTTATGTAACTGGTATTCTTCAAAATAATGGTGGAAAAAAGGGATATGTTCAAATTATGATTCCTTGTTATGATAAAGACGGCGCTAAATTAGGAGATGCATTAGCTAATGTTAATGACATTGAAGAAAACGGAAAATGGAAATTTAAAGCTATATTTACAGGAAATGAAAAACCAAAAACATGCAATATTAACAATGCTAAAGTAACAGGATTTTAAAATAATATTTTAGAAGTCAAAATTGACTTCTTTTTTTATCTTTTTTTGTTGCAAAAATGTTACAAATAAGGTATAATAATTTAGAGGTGATAAAATTGAAAATAGAGGAAAAAAGAATGAGGACAATTAAAGGACTTATTTTTTCTAGAGGATTAAATATGAACGAAGTAATGAAAAGATTTGGATATAAAAGCTATCGAGGATTTAAGGAAGCTATAAAAAAAAATAGAAAAAATAAGTATAATGAAGTTTTTGAATATTTAAATAGCTAATTTTTTTTATCATTTTTGTAACGCTAATGTTACAGAACTAGATATTGAATTAAGCATATTCAGAAATCGAGTTAGGAGGACAAGGTGAAAAAGTTTTTTTTTAGAAAAAAACACAACTAAACTCAAGACAATACAAGAAATAGAAACGATTTTATCTGAAAGCAATATCGGAATAAACGATTTCGAAGAAATTGTATCGCAAATAAGAACGGATTATAAAAATAATCCGCTTGATTCGAAAAATATTAGAAGAAAATATATTGTATATAATTATTATTTTTCTTCTGATTGTTTTTCTTGAGTTTTTTCAAAAAATCTGAGTAACAAAAAAAGCACTCCGAAGAGTGCTAGGAAAGAAGAAATTTAAAATTACTACATATTGTGTTTATTATAGCATAATATTTTAAAAAACACAATATATGGGAAAGGAAAACAAATGAGAGATATAAGACAAAGAGGTTGGTTTTGGATAGAAAACGAATTAATCGACAGAACAGATTTATCTTTTGAAGAAAAAGCAATGTATATGATTCTTGCTAGATTTACGGATAAAGATGGAAAATGTTTCCCAAGTATAGAAAAATTAGCCGAGAGTATAGGGAAAGATAAAAGAACAGTTATAAGATACATAAAAAAATTAGAAGAAAAAGAATTGATTGAAAAAAAAAGAAGATTCAATCAAACGAATGTTTATTATCTAAAAAATGTTGCTTTTGATAGTGACAAAAATGATAATGACAAAAATGATAGTGACAAGGATGTCACTTCCCTAGGTGACACCAGTGTCACTTCCGATAGTGACAAAAATGTAAATCTAACAATACCCATAGAACAATACCCAATTAACAATACCCAATATAAAGAAAATAAACAAAAGAAAAAAATGAGTAATGTTGAAAATTTTGTGATGTTGTTAGAAAAAACAGAAAAATACAAAGAGCTAGTTTTAGAATATATTAAATATCGTAAAGAAATTAGGAAAACGATAAAGACATTAGCTCCATTAAAAAAATTAGTTAAAGATTTTCCTGGTGAGAATGAATTAGCTGAAGCTATAGAAATTGCAAGAGAAAGAGAATGGATAGGCTTAGAGCCTGAATGGGTAGAAAATCATAAACAAAGTGCAGGAGGAAGAAATGGATTTAAAAATACAGGAAATAATAACGAAAAAGGGTACGATAAACACAACGATTACAAGCCAGACTACACAAAAGGTTTCGAAGACTGGAATTAATCTCGAGTTTATCACTCAATCACAAGTAAAGAGTAAAAAAATAGAGCAATTTATGAGATTTTCAAAGCTCACAAGTCAAGATTGGGTTAAAAGATTTGAAAATGCAATTGTTGAATCAGATGAAGAAAAAGAATACAAACAGTCATTTGAGAGATTTTGTAAGAATTTTGAATTGATTAAGGAAAAAGGTCTTGGGATAATCATGATTGGGAATCCTGGAACTGGTAAGACTTACTACACTACTTGTATTTTAAATGCTTTAATTAGCAAGTATTTAGTTTATAAAACAAGTTTATCCAGTTTATTAGACGAGATAAAAGAAACTTATAAAAATGGAGTTGAAAATGAAGATTTTATTTTTGAAAGATTATTAGAAGCTGAATTAATTATTTTCGATGATCTAGGAAATGAATTTTTGAGCGATTGGGGAAAAGAAAAAATGTTCTCGATATTTAATTTTATTTATGAGAAGAATAAATCTTTGATAATAAATACAAATCTTGATTCAAAGCAATTATCGAATTTTTTTAATATAAATGGCAGCGATAAGTTGTTGGATAGAATCAGAAGCAAGTGTAAAGCGTATGTTTTTGATTGGGAGAGCAGAAGAAGAGATTTGCATAAAAAAGATTTTGAGGAACTATATTAGGAGGAAATAAATGATAAAAGAAAAAGTAAGGGTAAAGATTATAGCAATAGATTTCAATAGCCATAAAGGCTGGAGATTATATCACAACGAGGACTTATATGGGAATACAGAGATTATAGATGATAGGTTTTGGAACGATGTGCAAGAAGGATATTATAGTTTCAGCAAAGGTACAACTTTAATTGCTGATATAGAATGTCCTTGGAAAATTGAAGAACCACTAAAAATTTTGAAGGTGCATGAGGTGATTTATAGTGATTAAGCTAGAATTGCCAGTTTACTGGCAGACTAGAAAAAATAAAATAACTCTAATGAGCCTAAACTGGTACAGAAATGAGAATGAGTATGTTAAGAACAAAATAAAACATGAATATCATGACTTGATTAGATTGAAACTTTTAAAAAACAAGGAAAAAATAAAAGGGAAATATCAAGTCCGATACCGTTATTTTTACAAAAATTCAACTAGCGACCTTGAAAATGTAGCTTCAGTAATTGGGAAATTTCTGAACGATGCATTAAAGGAACTGGGAATAATTGTAGATGACAGTGTTAAATATTTAGTCAATAGTCAACTAATAGTTGACAGTTGCGATAAGAAAAATCCGAGAATTGAGATAGAAGTGGAGGAAATATTTGAGCTTTAAGGAACATAATAACAGAAAAATAGCCAAAAAACTAGCTGAATACATAACAGGGACAGAACTAAGGCAGTATTTAGCTAGGAAAGTAAAAAAATATGTCAGAATTGACAATCCTGTAATATTTGATGGTGCTGTCGGAAGTGGGCAATTAGAACAATTTATAAACCCTTCTAAAATCTATGGTGTAGATATTCAGGAGCAATCTGTGTTGGCTGCAAAACAAAATTACAAAGATGCGGATTTGGAGATAAAAAGTTTTTTCAATTACGGCAGAAATGATTTCATAGCAGATGCTGTTGTTATGAATCCGCCTTTTTCGATAGAGTTTAAAAGTTTGGCAGATGAAGAAAAAGAGAATATACAAAAGGAATTTGATTGGAAAAAGAGCGGAAAAGTTGATGACATATTTGTTTTAAAATCACTTAAATATACAAAAAGATTTGCATTTTACATTCTTTTTCCTGGAGTATGTTACAGGAAAGCGGAACAAAAATTCAGGGAATTGATAGGTAATAATTTAGCTGAATTAAATTTAATAAGGAATGCTTTTGACGACACTTCAATAGAAGTATTATTTATTGTAGTAGATAAAGAGAAAACATTAAGAGGACTAGAACAGGAAATATATGATTGCAAATTAAAAAAACAAATACATCATGAAATTTCTGAAATTCCCGAAAACTTCAGATGGGAAACTCCGCACGAAGTTATCAAAAAAGAAGAAATTAATATAGATGAACTCAACAAAACTATTTCCGAAGGTTGGATAAGGAGTTTTGAAAAAAATCTTGAAATTGAGATATTTCTGAAAACTGAACTTGGAGCTGATATAGATGTGCTAAATAATATAAAAAAGTTAGGAAGATATGCGATAAATTTGAAAAACAATTGAAAGGAAGTAGAAAATGCAGTTTGATGACGTCACAAGAGAAGCAATTGAAGTTATTCAATCTCTTTTCAGAATTGCAACAGTGAGGGTTGCTGATATATTTGATATAAAAATCAATAGTAAAAAAGATGTTTTTGGAAGAAAAGATATGATTGAAAATGGATACTCGGCAATATTCTTTAGCGATATATCAAGAAAATATGACATTATTATCAAAAATATTGAAAGTAGAATTCCAAAAGAGCTATTTGAAATTTCAAATAAAATGAGTGAAAACGATATTTTAGTAAACCTTGAGGAATTTAGTAAAAACAATACAGGAAGAGCTGTATTATATGTTGGAACGGGAAAAGTGGCATTAAATGGCTATGTTGCAGTTTTGACTTTAAAAGAAAGTTTTAAGAATATGATTAATCTTAAATACATTTCATTTTATATGAATTATTCAAATTTTTTTAGGCAACAAGTTTTAAAAAAAGCCACAGGAGCAAGAGTTCAAAGAATTTCAAAGCAAGATTTTGAGCTTATGGAAATAAAAGTTCCAGGGATTGAAACACAAGAAAAAGTAATGAAAAATTTTGAATCTATTAAAAAAAGATTTTGAAATAGTTTCTGCTAGTATTGAAAATAAGATTGAAAAAATAACACTTGCCAAAAGATATTTTATGCAAGAAATATTTAACAAAATAGAGGAGGAAGAATAATGGAAAAATGGAAAGAAATAGTTGAGCTGGTCAAACAATTTTATATCGCATTTGGTCAGCAAGAGTTTTTAGAAAAGGAAATGACTGAGGAGCGAATGAAATTAAGAAAGAGGTTGTTTGATGAAGAATTAACTGAGTATAACGTAGCTGAGAGAGAAAACAATAAAGTGGAGATGTTAGACGCAGTTTGTGATATGTGTTATATCCTAGTCGGAACATTACTGGAAATGCACAAAGGTGATGTTAACGCAGTTACGAATGTGATTTATTTTGAAGAGGACGACAAAAGCAAATTCATTTTTGAAAAAGTCTTCAAAAATGAGTTTAATGATATTTTTGTAAAAGCGTTTGAAGAGGTTCATAGAAGTAATATGTCAAAGTTGCAAGACGGAAAAGCAATATTTAGAGCGGACGGCAAAATCTTAAAAGGGGCTGGTTACTTTAGACCAAACTTGAAACAATTTATTAATTAGAGGTGAATAAATGGCAGTTAATCCTGGTAAGAAATTTGAGAATGATTTTCAAAAGTCAATAAATAAAGAAGAAGTTTTTATACATAGATTGAAGGATGGTGCAACAAGAACTGGAGCTAATGGGGAAATGATTAGATTAAAAAATAAAAATTTATGTGATTTTATACTTTTCAAAGGAAACAAACTTGTTTTAGTTGAGCTAAAAAGTTTTTTAGGTAAATCTATGAGTTTTTTAAATATAAAAAATACGATAGAGGAACAGGAAAAGTTTATTTGTAATTTGTTGCAAGAAACTAAAAAAGAAAATATAAAAGCATATTTTGTTTTAAATTTTAGAGAATTAGAAGAAACTTATGCAATTGAAATGGAAACATTTAATGAATTTTATAATAATACTGATAAGAAAAGCATAAATATAAGTGACGTAAAGAAACTCGGCAAAAAATTAGCGCAATACAAAAAAAGGACATCTTATAGATATAATGTTGACAATTTATTTAATTAAAGGAGAAAAATGATGAACGACTTGATAACAATAGATGGAATAGAATTAAGAAAAAAGAAATATGAAAATAAAATTATAATGACTTCTTGGGATATTGCAAAAATGCATGAGAGAGATGTTAAAGATGTTAATCAAAATTTTAAAAGACATCAAGAAAAATTTATCCTAGGTTTAGATTTTTTCGTGATCCCAAGAGATAAAATTTCTGAAACTCAAATAGTTATTCAGGAATTTATACCGAATAATGTGAAAGAAATACCGCTTTTTACAGAAACAGGATATTTGATGTTAGTGAAAACTTTTACAGATGATTTAAGTTGGAACAGACAAAGAATGTTAGTGAACAATTATTTTAGAAACATCAACGAAACTAACAATGTGCCAAAATCTTTTAAAGAAGCTCTTTTCTTAGCGTATCAACAAGCTGAGAGAATCGAAAAATTAGAAGAACAAGCAAAATTAAATGCTCCGAAAGTTGATTTCTACAATGATGTAACAGGTAGCGATACGACAGCAGAAATAGGAACGGTTGCTAAGGTATTAAATTTTAAATCTGTGGGGAGAAATACATTGTTTGATATTTTAAGAAGACAAGGAATATTACAAAGGGATAACATGCCGTTTCAAACGTATGTTGATCGTGGATATTTCCGAGTTGTAGAAAGCAAATGGAATGCTCCGAATGGTGATGTAAAAGTAAATTATAAAACTGTTGTGTACCAAAAGGGGATTGAGTATATATCTAAGGTTTTAAGAGATTTGGGGTATGAAAAAGTTGGAGAGGTATTAAATTAAGAGAGGAAAGGGCAATGAGGGAGGATGTTATAGCAAAAATAAGAAAAAGGCTTATAGAAGGTAACGAAGTAAGCGCAAACGACTTTGATGTGATGAAAGTAAATGCGGAGTTGTTTGCTGGGATTAAGTTTGTAAAGAAAAGGAAGGTGTCAATTAAGTGGCTTATGCAGAGATAGATAGAAAAAATAAGAAAATAAAATTTTATTATGCAACAAATAAGCCTGTTAGATCATTACAAAATTGGCAAGAGGAGTTGAAAGAGTATGATATTGAGATAATACCTCAGAATACTATAACAACGGAACAAATGAAACTCTGTTATGTGTTGTTCGAGCAATTTGCGAACGAAAAAGGTTGGGATTTGGATTATACAAAAAACTATTTCAAAGCCTCGTTTGGGGCAACACATGAAATAAGCAATTTTAGTTTGTCACCGATGAAAAAGAATGCTTTGACTTTGGAGCAGGCAACAAACTTTATACAGTTTATAATTGAGTTTGCAATAGAGCAAGACGTAAATTTATATATCCTAGATCCGAAAGACAAAAGGGCAAGGCATATAAGAGAAATAGTGCCAGATATACAGAGATATGTTATAAGTTGCTTAAGAAAAAGGATATGCTGTGTTTGTGGAAGGCCCCATAATGAATATAATACAGTTGATTTGGAACATTATGATAATGTAAACGAAATTGGCGGATACGAGTTTGATACAGGATTAGAAACTAGGTTTTTGAGTTTGTGTAGGTGGCATCATACAGAGATACATAATATGCCTAAAGAGGAGTTTTTAGAAAAATATCATTTAGAGCCTGTTTACTTGAACGAAAGGCTAGTTTATGAGCTTTTAGAAGTTTATCCTAATCACTTTAAACTATTTAGAAAAAGGCTTAAAGAGGGGTATTATAGAGAGATTATTAAGGAGGAATAAATGAAAATAGCAATATTATTAATATTATTAGTGCCAATTTTATTTTGGATTGTATTTATTTGGGATATATTTGAAAATGCGGTTGAAAGAATGAAGGATTATAATCTGCTTGGAACATTAATGAGTTTAGGTTTTGGAGTGCTTATGGCTTACGGATTGTATGAGTTTCTGTTGAAAATAATAGATCCAGGATAAATTTATTGATGTTAGAAAAAAACGAAAATAGGAGAAAGTATGAAAAATAAGGATAGAATGCAGTTTAATTTAAAAAACTGGGAAAAACGTGGTTTCTTTGGAAATCTTTGGAGTAAAAATGATAAAAGAGCAACTTTTGAGAAGATATTAAATAAAGACAAGTATAAAAAGAAGTGAGGAAATAAAATGGAACTTATTGAATTATATGGGATAAAAATAAAAGAGTTAACTGAAATATTGAAAGATGAAAGAGTAGAAAAGTTTGAAATAAAAGAACACACAAATTACATAGATTATCTTATTATATCGTTCGAGTTAAATTATGAAAAGAAAATACAGTTTGATATACGTTTAAGTGATATGAAAGATTATCAAAGTCGGGATTTATCAATAGAAGAAATAAGTTCTCAATTTGATAAAAAATTTGAAAAATTAAAAGAATACTTAGAAAGTAAAAATAAAGGCGAACTCAAAGAACTTGAGAATAAAATATCTGAGTATGAAGCAGAACTTAAAAAAGCGAAGGAACAATACGATAAAATAAATGATTATGGTGAGAATTTATAAAGTTAGGAGGAATAAATGGAAATAATAATGAGAATGATAAACGGACTGGTTGCAACAACGGCTACTTTGGTGCTGTTAAAATACATTTACGAATTAGTTATTGTATATAAAAACAAAGCAAAGAGATTCAGATTCAGCATAAGCAACGTAATAATATTTTTAGTTGCTACAATAATAAATTTGTCTGTGATTTATGGGCTAATTTGGATTATAAAGTTTTTTGTGATTAGGGTATAAAGCGGTATAATTAATTATAATAAAAAGGTATTTAAGGAGGATAAAGAATGAATAACTTAATATCAGATGAAGTGTTTATTTTAAGAAAAAATTTGAACCGAGTTAATAGCGAAATAGAAGAAATAGAAAGAGATTTTGAAATAAAATATCCAAACTCGGTGGTAATAATTAATTCTGAATTAAATGATTTATATAAAAAAAGAAATCGTTTAAGTACAACTTTAGCAGAGATTGAAAGAATGTTTGGTTCTGGCCAAATTAAGACAGTAGTTTGGAAACATAGTGATTAAAGTTCGGTCACAGAAAGTCGTTTTTATTTAGAGAAAGGGAATGTTGAGAATGGCAGAGTTTATTTTAAAAAAAATGAATGAATGGGAATTTTTAAAATTAAAAAATAAAAGAGAACGTTTAAAATTTGAATTAAAAGAAATAAATGAAAAGATACAAAAAGAAGAGGAAATAAGGGAAAGAATAGAAGTAAAGGAGCAGCTAAGAGATGTTGAAATGAAGAAAATATCGAATATTTTAAAAGTTTTAAATGCAAGAGGAGAATACGAAAATATTTTTTTGGATTGCAAACATGAGGATTACGAAATAGAACTAAAAAGAGTGTTGAAACAATATTTAGATTTTTTAGAATATTACTTATAAATACTTGAAAATATTGATAAAATAAGGTATAATAAGGAGGTAAAATGGATAAAAAATATGAAGCCTTAATTGAAGATGATGTTGAAGTTAAATATTTACTTGACGATATTCTAGCTTTAAAAAAAACGAAGAAAGAATGTGAAATACGAATTGTTTTTAATAAAGGCAAACTGAACAAAAAAAGATATATAGTGAGAAGTTTATATCGTTAAATTACAATTGAATAGGCAAGACTATAGATATATGAGCCATTAGATAGATAGATTTAAAAATAATTCTATTTATTTAATGGCTCTTTTTTTTGTCTAAAAATCAAAGAAAGGGGGGGCAAGATGAAGATTGAGAAAATAAACATTAGCGAAATAATCGAGTATTCAGGAAATGCAAAAGAACATCCTGAATGGCAAATTGAACAGATTAAAAACAGTATTCAAGAATTTGGATTCAATGATCCGATTGCGATTGATGAAAAAGGCATAATAATTGAAGGGCACGGAAGATATTTGGCATTAAAAGAACTTGGATATACAGAAGTTGAAGTAATCAGATTAAATCATTTAACAGAGGAGCAGAAAACAGCTTATGCTATTGCTCACAATAAATTAACTATGAATACAGAGTTTGATATTGAAAAATTGCAGTACGAGTTGAATAAGCTGGAGGTAAATGATTTTGATTTAAGTGTTCTTGGTTTTGAACAGTCTGAACTTGATGAGATTTTGCAAGAGGAAATGGAAGAGCTAGAAATCGAAGATGAGGATGCAGATAACACAGAAGTCAAACGTACTAAATTAATTTGTCCCTGCTGTAATCATATTGCTAAAAAGAGCGAATTTAAGGAGGTAATGGATGGCGAAGATACATAATGACAAATATTATACTCCTGATCCAGTTGTAAGAAAAGTGATTGAAGTTCTTGAAAAAGATGTGATGCCAATCAATAAGTTTTCAAGAATTATCGAACCAAGCGCAGGCGCTGGAGCGTTTCTTAAAAGACTTCCTAAAATTGCGATTGGATACGATATAGAGCCACAAGGCGAAAATATCATAAAAGGCGATTATCTTAAACAGAATATTCCATACTTGAAAAACAGCCTTGTGATTGGAAATCCGCCTTTTGGAAGTGGTGGAAATTTACATACAGAATTTATAAAGAAAAGTATGCAACATTCTGACTATGTGGCATTTGTGCTTCCAGGCGATATGTATAAGAAAGATAAATTTGAAAATATTGAATTATATAAGTCGTATATGTTGCCAGCGGTCAAATACAGCGGAGTTAAGTTAAAATGCTGCTTCAATATTTATCGCAAGAGAAAAGGTAAATCAAAAGAAAAGAATATCAAAGATGTTGAAATTTTAACATTTTCTAAAACCAAGAGCACTACAAAGCAACAGGAATTGGATTGGTTAAATATAAAGTCTGATTTCAGATTTATAGCATTCGGAACAATAAGATTGTTAAAAAGTACAGATAAAAAAGTGCGAGCGAAAGAAATAAAAATAATCTTAAAGAAAAAGGTTAATTTAAAACCAGTTTTGGAAAAGTATTTGAAGAACAGGGCTAAAGTTGCAGTATCAACTCCAAACGTGAGCAAAAAGGAAATTGCCGAGTTAATATATGATAATTTTCCACAATTAAGGGAATAAATATGACTAAAAAATTATTACTGAACGAATGGGAAGAACTTGGAGGCGAAAATGCTGCAAAAGGAACTTTAAAGAAACTGGCTGACAAATATGGTGTCCCCGGGGGGACTGTGAGGCGCTGGAAGAGTGAACATTTGAGAAAGAATAAAACGAACGTTCACAATAAAAAACGAACGAACGTTGAACGTTCAAATGAACGTGATATTCAAATAAAAAAAGATATTCTAAGCAATATTCCAAAAGAGGAAGTAATGAGAAAAAATGAGATTTCAAACGCAACTTATTACAGAAAAGAAAAAAATATAAGACAACTCAGGCTAGAAAAAACAGAAGAGCAGTTGGATGATATTCTTTCAAAAGTTTATTCTGATTTAGGAGATGTACTAAAGAACGTGGAAATTTCAAAACGTAACTTAGTGATAAGAATGGCTAAGGAAATCTCGAAAGATAAAACGCTAGACGCCAAAAGACTTCAAATAATTGACAAGGCTTATGCAACTATTAAAAAAATGGGAAACGATTTAATGAGGACTGGTAAAATGTTGACTGCGTACGAATTATTAGAAGTCGACAAGCAACTTGCAGAAGAAGCGTTACAGCAAGAAAAATTAGATATTGAAAAAGCTAAAATTAAAAAAGATGATGACAAGGGAATTGAAAAAGAAAATGAAATGATTGAATTGTTAAAAAATATAACAAAGAAGGTTGAAAAAAATGAATGATTTAACACCAAAACAGTATGAAGTGTTAGAAGTATTTAATAAAGAACAGCCAAGAATCACAATTTTAACAGGAGCAAAAAGAAGTGGAAAAACATTTTTGAACAATTTTCTTATGTTGTCACATATAGCAACATTAGCTAATCAAAATCTTAATTTTATTGTAATTGGAGCAACAAGTGGAAGTATTTGGCGGAATGTTCTAAATGACTGGGAAGTTATGTTGGGAAAACAATTTAAGCCAAAAAAAGATGGAAGTTTTAAATTATTTGGAAACAATGTTTATTTATTTGGTGGAGAAAAGGCGGATAGCTGGAAGAAAATGAGAGGAATGACTTCTCACGGCACTTATATAAATGAGGCAACAGCATTACATCAAACTTTCATAACAGAAGCATTTTCAAGAACATCTGGGGAAGGAGCTAAGATATTTATTGATACGAATCCCGACAATCCTGCTCATTTTGTAAAAAAAGATTATATCGACAATGCTGGAGATAGATTGGAAAACGGCAGATTGAATATTCTAGTTAGTAATTTTAAGCTAGATGATAACGTTTTTCTTAATAAGGAATATGTGGATTCTATTAAAAAGACAACGCCAAAGGGCGCAACTTACGACAGAGATGTTTTAGGATTATGGGTAGCTCAAGAAGGAGTTGTATTTGCAGATTTTTCAGAAAAAGAAAATGTAATTGAAAGTATAGATAATGTTGAGATAAAGGAATATTACATTGGAATCGACTGGGGATTTGAACATTACGGAACTTTGGTAGTTATTGGAGTGGATTTTGAGGAAAATTATTATATTGTCGAAGTGATAGCAAAGCAACATAAATATTTTGATTATTGGAAAATGCTAATTTTACAGAAATATAAAGAATATAGGGCCTCGAGAGTATTTTGTGATAGTGCCAGAGCTGAATACGTACAAGGACTTTTGGATTTTGGAATAAATGCAGAAAACGCTAAAAAAGATGTAAAAGAAGGTATTGATTTAGTTGGAGCTATGTATAAAAGGAATAAGCTAAAAATTATAAAGAAAGCCTTTAAAGGAAAGTTCGAGAGTGAGATATACTCGTATATTTGGGGTAAAAACGATGAACCACTTAAAGAAAATGACGATGTAATGGATGCGATAAGATATGTTTTGTATAGCTTGAAAAAAGATGAAGGCGGAATTGCTTATTTATATTAGAAAGGAGGGCTAATGAATAAAGAAGAGAGAACGAGAGTAAAAACTTATTATGATCGAGAGCAATATAGCAAATCTAATTTAGGCAAAAATATGCCGGGATTGTTTGAAGGAACGGTTGAAATTTTTAATCCGATTAGAGATATTGTTAAGGCCCTTTCGAACACAGCTTTAAAAGATTTGAACATAGACAATGATAAGTTGAAAGAAATTTGGGAAATTAATCAAATGACAACATTTAGTAAAAAGATAGCTAAAGATATGTACTTAAATGAAGAAGTATTCGTCGAGGTTATATTAACACCTGATGAGCAGATTAGATATCTTTTGCATAGTGTAGATGATATCGAATATGTGGAAGTGTTTGGGGAGATAAAAAGGTTTAAGGTTGAAGGAGAACAAATTTACTACGACGAAAATGGTGAAGAACAAAGTAGGGAATATTCAAGAGAGTATATAAAACTTGATAATGGAACTGTTAAAAGGGTTGAAAAAATAGAAGAGGATATTATTGAAACGCCTTTTATTTTAGAAAAGATACCTGTTTCAAGATTTAAGAATGACAGTAATATTATTGAAGCCTTGAACATTATAGATAAAATCAATGAAACAGAATGTTATATTGGGAAAATCTTTGGGATACATGGTGATCCATTACTACATGCAGATAACATTAAGCAATTTGCAGATGTAAATACAAGTAATTCTAAAATTAAGAAAAATGCACAGCTCTTGGAAGAAGCGAGATACAAGAGAAAGAGAATCATTAACACTTATAACACGAAAGACTTACAAGCTAATTTTAAATATATCGAGTTGACAAATCCACTTATTAGTGAAATGCAAAACGATATAGCCAGGTTAGAAAAGAGACTATCTAATTTATTTCCAGAGTATCTTTTAGTAGATACAGCAACACAAAATGTCAGCGAAGAAACTTATTTGTTAAAAAATAATGGACTTAAGACTAAAGTCGCAAGTTTTAGAGAAGATTTTATAAAAAGTTTGCTGGAATTGGACAAAATAGCGTTGGAATTATCAGGAAGTTCTGAGGAATTAACTGAAGCAAGTTACACATATTTTGATACTTTTTTGGAAAATGAAAAGAGTGCTAAATTAACAACTTTATCATTAGCTCTTGATGTAATAAACAAAGCAAAAGATATTGATGAGGAGTATAAACTTAAAGATTTAATAAATAAAATAACGGACGATACTTTACAAGATTTGAGTGGTTTGTATGATTAAGATAAATTTTGAATGGAATCATAGAGTTGAAAAAAGATTATTTATTTTTTTAAAAAAGATAGCTTTTTCGATTTTTAACAATAAAAAAATAAATGTTAATTATTCAAATTTGCTGAAGGCATTTATTAATTATAGTGTGAACTTCGAAAAAGAGTATAAAAGCAAAAAGAACATTGATATTGAAAAGCATTTAGAATTAGCAAAAAAACAAATAAAAGAAATTAAAGAATGGCAGAACAATTTAAACAATTATGTTGAAAACAATAAACAAAAATCAAATTTAAAGGATATATTAAAAAATAATGCGAAATTCAGAGCAAGAAACATGCTTGGAAATTACTATAAAGATTTTTTAAAAGAAATAATTGCTGGAGAAAGCGAATATTTTGAATGGAACACAATGGGAGATGAAAGAGTTAGACCAACGCACGAAGCAAGAGATGGAAAAATTTATAACTGGGATAATGCCGAAATATTCCCTGGAGAAGAGCCAGGTTGCAGATGTTGGGCTACTGTTTATTTTCCTGATTCGCAAGAGGAAATTAATGACATAAATCAAAATTCTTGAGAGTTGAAGTATTATAAATCATTTATGAGTTATTTGATGTCAAATCTCAAAAATTTTATAGAGTATCAATATTCTAAATCATTTATGAGTTAGAACAAATAATCTAAAGGAGTGAAAAATGTTTTTAGGACAGGATTTATTAAAAAGAATGAAATTAAATTATGACACTACAACAGAAACAACAGGTGGTGCAGGAGCAGGTAATACTGGTGAAAATAATGGGACACAATCAAATGGTGAAGCTAATGAAACAATAGAAAACTTAAAGGCCCAAATTGAAAAGATAACAAATGATACTAATAAAGAAATCAACTCTTTGAAATCACAATTAGGTCATGCAAATAAGCAAATTGAAGATTATCAAAAAAACGGGAAAAGCGCTGAGGAATTAGCAAAAATGGAAAAAGAAAAATTAGAACAAGAACTCGCTGAAGCTAAAAAACAATTGAATTTAACAGCATTGAGAACTAAAAAAGGTGAGTTAGTTGCACAATTGAAAATTAGTCCGCAGTTTGCTGATTTAGTACAAATTACACCAGATATGACGCTTGAGAAATTAGAAACAGCTGTTAAAGATGTAGCAGCAAAAGAAAAAGAGTTTACAACAGAATTTTTGAAAAAAAACTCTATAACAAACGGAGGATTCAATCCAAAGGATAAAAAGAAAGATGAAAAAGATTTTGTTGACAGAATGATTGAGAAAAACAAAAACAACGAAACAGATCTTACAAAATTTTAGGAGGTTGAAATGTTAAAAAGAACAGTGATGCACAAAGAAAAGTTGAATGTGCAAATTAAAATATTAAAATCTGATTTTGCTAACTATATTTACAAAGATAAAAATACAAATAAAGAATATTTGTTAGCTGGAGCTTTGATTAAAGCAAAAAACGGTGAAGATTTAAGAGAAACAGGGGCCTTTGTAATACCGAGTGGGGCTGGTACTAGAGCCGATGGTGTGTTAGTCCATGATGTTGAATTTAAATATTATAACGACAATGAACAAGCGACAGTTGCAATTGAAGGTGTGGCTTATTTGGATAAATTAATCGAGGTAGGGAAAGAATACACTACACCAGTCACAATAACAAAAGCGGAATTACCAGAAGGTGTGACTTATATTTATAAGGATAGAAAATAGGAGGTTAAAATGGCAATAAATTTAACGGATTTATTAAATGCTAAAAGTTTAAATAAGTATTATGCAGGAGTGAAAGGAACTACGTTAGTAGAAGCAATGTTTCCAGCTGTATTTTCAAACACTTTTGATATAAATACATTCGGAAGTTTAGACGGTGGAGCGGTTGAAGTATTACAAAGCAGCCAACTGGATGCGGATGTAATGTTTAGAGACTGGGATTTGAAAACAACAACAAAAGGAGATAAGCAGTTTTTTAGAGAAGGTATGAAGCTTGACGAGAAACGTAGAAAAGAATTGTTAGAAATTTTGAATACAAATAATCAATCAATTATTGACAACTATTCAATACAAATCTTTGAAAAATTTGCAGGAGCAAAAGGTTTTTTAGGAAGTGCAAGAGCAATCGCAGCTTACACAGTTTCACAATTTTTATCAACAGCCAAAGTAACGTTTGTTGATGAAAACGGTGGAGGACAGACAATTAATTATAGACTTGCTGATAAATACAAAGAAACGTTGGTAGGAACTAATATTTGGAGTACCGCAACAGCAAAACCGCTTGAAGATTTAGAGAGATGGAAAGAAACCGTTGAAGAAGGTGGTGGAAACGTAGAAATAGCTTTAATGTCAAAATCCACATATAATACGCTAAAAAAACACGATACTGTAAAAGCATTGTTTAAGAACACCATTGTTACGGTTACTCCAGCACTTATTAAATCTACTATTGAAGACGTAATCGGAATGACAATATTGATTTGGGATGAAAAAATAAAAGTTGGAAAAACGACTAAAAATGTATTTCCAGACAATGTTGTTACACTAATTCCGAATGGACAATTAGGAACAATGGAATATGGGCCAACTCCAACCAAAACTGATGAATTACTTGGATATTTAGGAGATAGAGAAGTTGTAGATATAGCAGGAACATTTGCAACTGTGGAAGTTGTGCCTGAATCAAAATCAGCGGGAGTTGTGAATAATGTAAACATTGTAATCGAAGATTTAGTTGCCCCAAATCCATCAATAATGAATAGTATGTTCATAGCAACAGTCGGGTAGGTGAATTAAATGGCGAAAGAGAATAAAAAGGAAGAGGTAAAAGCTATTGTTGAAGCAGTAGCTTTAACACCTTTGAGATACAACGATGTTAGATATGAAATTGGTGATAAGTTGGAATTAACTGAGGCAGAATTTGAAATTTTGTCAAAAAATAAACTTGTCGGCGAAAGAGTTGATGAGTAATGACGGATGAAACTTTGGAGGAACTGAAAAAATATATTCCTGAAACTTCTGGTTTTGATTTACAAGTGGTTGAGCAATTTTATAAAGTTGCCGAAGAAAAGCACAGTACAGAAAGAGAAAAGCTGCTCAAAATATTTCTGTTTGGTTATTTATTAACTTCGTTAAATGATTTTGATTTTACGAAAGTCCAAATTTCAAATATTGTTGTCGAAGAAGCAAATGGAAATAATCCTTATCTTAGGATGTATCAGCAATTATTAAAAACTCTTGATGTTGAAGAAAATGAAAGTGTAACTATATCAATATTTTAAAGGAGTTGAAATGTTTAATTTTAAAAATAAAGAAAAAGAAGAAATATTACTTGTTGAGTTGAATCATATACTTTTAAATGTTGGTGACAATGAATTAGATTTGACTCAACGAAGAGTAAATATTGCAAAACAGGAGATAGAAAAAAGAAAATTAAAAATAGAGATTATAAATTTAGGTGATAAAGATGCCTTGCAAACTAATAGTGAAACAGAAACCAAAAAACAAAAATTTGGAGAAGTTGTTGGCGATGAATCCACAAAAGATAGAAGTGGGAACGGTAACGAATTATAGTGTCAAAGGTGGATTTGATGCCTTTGGATTATCAAATGTATTGGATAGTGGTTCAAGTCGTGGAGTTCCTGGGTGGAATTATAACCAAAAAGCTTTTGAACAATTTAATCCAATGGCTGCTAGATACTTTAAAGAAGGAGTTGCTAGGATTATAAACGGAAGTTTTGATGTTGCAGCAATGACGAATAAAATTGGAACCGAAGCTAGTACAAGATATAAATCAATGATTGAAAGGATAAAAAGTCCTCCAAATAGTCCTGTGACGATCGCAAGAAAAGGATTTAATAATCCAATGATTGAAACTGGGCATTTTAAGAGCAATATTGCAGCTAAAATTAACGGGGGGAGAATTGTCGGTAGAGGTGGTGGATAATGGATAGGAAAACAAAATCAGCTATTAAAAAAACTTTGAAAGTTATAGAAAAGCTGTCAGATGATGTGATTGTGTATTCAGAAAATTCTGAGATTGAATTTGACGAAATGGGCAATCCTATTCAAAACAAAATAGAAAAGACAGTAAAAATGGCTATACTGACACCTAAACATAATTCATCATTTCCACAAAGTGTGGACGGAAGTTTTTTATCGAATAAAAAAGAGGGATATTATATTTTGAATGATAATCAGGATTTTAAAGTATCGGAAGGTATAAAAATAAAGCATAAAGATGTGATTTACAGGGTTGTGAATATTGAGGAAAATTATGGGGAATTTTTGAGAATGGAGCTGAATATAGATGACAAGCGAAATTAAAAAAGAACTTGTGAACGATATAAAAAAGTTTTGCAAAAAGTTTGGTATAAATCAAATCATAAATGAAGATAAAAGGGACGAGATACTTGCTGAGCAATATGAAAAACTCAAATTTCCAATTGTTTTTTATAATATATACATTGAAGACGCAGGGAATCCAATTCCTTTTGGCAATGATGAATATTGTTATGACGAAGAAATACAAGTTATCTTGACGTTAGAATCAAGAGAAAAACACAATGATTTCGATATGCTTTATTTATTTTTAGCTAATACAAAAGCAACAAATGATTACTTTGATGAAAGAAAACATAAAAGGAAAGTTAGAAAAGTATATAAAATACAGGAAACAACTTTTAATTTTATGGGTAGAAGATATTACAAGGAAGTTTTGCAGTTTAGTTATTTCGCAGAACATTATATAAATAAAAATTTTAAGGAGGAATAATGGCAATACAGAGAAATGATTTAAATACTTTGAATAATGTACAAATTAAAACAGAAAATAACAGAGCTTTTTATGCTGATGTCAGAAGTTTGATGTTTTTTACAAAAGATTTTGCAATATCGCCGACATTTATTACAGAACCTGGCGACTTGTTGGAATTAAATATCAGCGGATTAAATGAAAATCATAATTTTTATAAATTAATAGCTAGTGCATATTCACAAGCGTATACACCGTTAAATGTAGTTGTTTACGGAAATAATGCAGCAGCAACATTTACAGAGCTTATGAATACATATATAGATCATGAGGACGCTTTTGAAGTCACTAACTGGATTACTAATATGGATATTATTTCTGAAAAAACGTATATTAACAGTATAGTATCTTATGCAAAAACTGATAAGGATAAACAATTTTTTATAGCTGTTGATTATAAATTACAAACGGAAAACAATGTGAATAACGTTGCGTTTGTAATCGAAGGAGCTAAAAATTTAGCTAAAGGAAATTGGCTTACAGGGGCCTTAGTTGGTGGAACAATAGGATATAAAGATTTAGGAAGTTATATTGTTCATTCGACTCAAATAACTGGTTTTGTCCAAGAAAATTTTACAAAAACTGAGCAAAAATCTTTTTGGGACGCTGGATTAAATTACTTATCTAAACCAACTCAAGGTTATTTTCATATTGTAAATGGACTTAATTCTGATAATAAAACATTTATCGAATTGAAATTAATTGAAATTTGGTTGAGAGATGGGTTAAAAAAAGATTTAACAATATTTCAGGTAAGAAAGGACAAAATACCTTTGAATGATATTGGTAGATTGATGATCGAATCAATCATAAGAGAACGTTGCAGACAAGGGGCAAGTGCTGGAATGTTTATGGTTGATAATTCTGGAAGTTATTTTGGAACAATAATGCAAAAAGATAAAAACGGTAATGAGTTTAGTATAAAATTAGGTCATTTAACAGTGTGAGAAATTTAGCATTAACAGGAACAATTACAACAGATGGAGAAATTGTATTCGATAAATAAAAGGGGGGAATATAAATGTCAACAAAACAATATAATGTGGATAATGTCAAAATTGTGTTAACTGCTGCAGGTATTCCTTATGCAATTACTTGCAGACATGAAGACGGTTTTGAGGATGATCCAAACACAGAAAGCTCGAGCTCAACAATTGCGAGTTGTGGACAAAAGGTTGTTAACGTATCAGTCGACGAGAGTTTGTCTATCACATTAAGTTTGTTATACGGAAGTAGCGAGCACAGAACAATGGAAAGATTGCATAAATTGTGGAAAGCAAACAAAGGGTTATTCCCAATGTTTATGGTAATAACTGATACAAATACAAATGAAACTTATATATACAATGGTGTTTCGTTTAAGAAAAAAGCTGCATTAAAATATGCAAATGAAAGTGGAACTGAAGCTAGAGCGTGGGAGTTTGAAGCGGAAAGTAGAGAACTTGTAATGTAATTGGAGAAAAGAAGACAACTAATATGAAAAATATAATAGTTGTCTTTTATATAAAATATAAGGAGATTAAAAATGGATTTAGAGAGAAAATACACTGAAGCAGAAAAAGAAGCTATTAATATGTCAAGAGAAATGGCAGGACTGGGACCGTTGGAGAAAGAAGAAAAAAATGAAACAATAGGAGCAGCAGAGGTAGAAACTACTGAGGCCCAAATAGTTGCTGAAACTGCTGAAGAGATAAAAGAAAGAAGAAATAAAAATGAGAGAAGGAGAATAAAACAGCAAGGAGGATTAAGACCAAAACAGATATTTAAATACACTTTGATTGACTGGGATGGAAAACCAAAAGATGTGGTTTGCACATATCCAACTACAAGACAAGCGTCGAAATATTCAAAAATGGATTTTGATCCTGCCACTGGGAAAGGAGTGCTTAATTTTGGTGATATAGTTGATTGTTTTTATAATGATGACTTATTGCCACGATTTGACTTCGAAGACTTTCCATCGAGTGAAATTATTGGATTAGGTGTGTTTTTATCGGAAGTGGTAAGAAATCCCTTCCTTAAATAGGAATCCAGCATTTTTTCATGAAGGGAAAATATATTTTAACAAAGATGAAATGCTAAAAGATATAACCGAAATTGAAAATTTAGCATTTCAGTTAGAAATAAATGAGAATTTTAAAAGTTTTAATTCTTTTGTTTTTTTAAAAAGATATAACGAAAATAAAATCTCTGAAAAAGAGTTCGAAATTTTTTTGAAAATGTGCTTTTATGATACAGAAATTCAAAAAGCAAAAGAAAGAGAACGGAAAAAGATTAAGAAAGGAAGA